TCATATGTATCATATGAACGGATAGTGTCTACCAACTTTGAAAACATTACTTCATCAAGATTCTTGAAATGCTCTCCAGTAAAATCATCAATATTGTAGAAATACTGATAAAGGAGAGATGTTCCACTTTCCTGTACTCCCAATACATTTTCAGGAACAATTTGTGCATCAGGATATACCTGCTGAACAGGGAAGTTAGTTCTATGATGGTCAAAGATATCAACTTTAACTTCTTTAGATTTGAAGACTTCAAGTGCTTGCACAGAACAACATATATCAGCAAAGATAACATGTGTGTTCACAGGATCAAACTGTTCATTTCTGAAAATAGATAAAGCTGTTTCATCAACTCCATTGTTTGAACAGTTGAATATCTCATAATCCTTTCCTTTTTCAAGATGTCTATGTGCTAATTCAAATACGATACGGCAACCGGCTCCATCCATATCATCATGTGTAAATAAAACTTTTTTGTACATTTTCATTTCCTTCTTTCTTTAAGTATTTTAGATGTTTTGGTTTCTTCTATAATAAGAATATATAAGTTGCGTATGTCGATAAACTAAAACATTAAGTTTACTATAGGAAAGGAGGAAATAACATAATGAGTGATATTAAACAGATTAATGGTCATTTTTACGATTTTGGCACGTCGAATGAATCATTCTTAATTACAGCTAAAGAATTAAAGGCTGTTGGAATTAAGAATTATTACTTCATGCTTAGAATAGACAATCCAAGAGTTGCTGATATAGATCCATTTAAACCTAATATTACTGAGCAAGAAATTAAAGCATTAATGCAAGAATTTCAACATAATGTTTGGGCATTCATACGTATGTGTGTACGTATGAGAACCGATAAAGGTGTAGTACCTTACTCACTACATCGTGGATTAGCTGCAGTAATATGGTGTTTCGAACGTCATCAAGATAATTGTATTTGTGAACCTCGTCAGACATATAAGACTACTGGAACAATTGGTGGACCAATTCTATGGGCATTTCAATTATCCCAAAACTTACACATGCATTTCTTTGGTAAGGAAACTGATAATACAAAACGAAACTTAGCTCATTTAAAAAGTAATATTGAATTACTTCCTGAATGGTTACAATTTAGACGATTCATGGGAGAAGATGGAAAAATAAAGAAATCTCGTCAGGCTACTGAAAAGTTAGAGAATAACTTGTTACACAATACTCTGGAAATTCATCCAAAACCAACTTCATTATCTCATGCCCAGGGTCTTGGTCGTGGTGGTTCTGGTGCTATTCTTTATTTTGACGAAATTGAACATACTCCATTCTTTGGAGAAATTATGGCTAACTCAGCTCCATTGTTTAAAACAGCTTCTGAAAACGCTGCAGCTGCAGGTAAGCCTTATTGCAGACTTATGTCTTGCACACCTCAAGTAAAATTGCTATGATTTTAAATGTATTTTTCATATATCATGGTATTAACTGAAAATACTATGTTAAAGGAGATATAAAATATGAAAAATACTAAAAGAGAAGAATACAGAAAAGTTACATATCCAGGAGTAGATCAAAATAGATATTTCATATCAGAATATGGCAAAGTCTATGATACTTTATTCGAACGATTTGTATCATCTCACGTTGATTCAGATGGATATCTAAGGATCGCTCTTAGTAAAAACAATTATGGAGTTCATAGAATAGTCGCATATGAATTTTGTTTAAAAAAATAGAGATATTCGTTTACAAATTGATCATATTGATGGTAATAAACAAAATAATCATTATACAAATCTAGAATGGGTAACATCTGCAGAAAATACTCGTAGAGCTCATGCTACTGGTTTATATAATACACGTGGAGAAAATTCATCTACGAATATCTATCCAGAAACTTTAATTCATGATATATGCAAAATGTTTGTAAATGGAATGAATAATATGGAAGTTTTTCGTAAAGTAATGAATAAAGTACGAATTGATTATAATTCTAAAGAAGATATGTCAATGTATACACTTATTCATAGGCTTAGACATAAAAAGATTTGGATAGACGTAGTATCACAATATGAGTATGAAACTTCATCTAATTCTGAAAAAGAATATCTTCCAAAAGATAAAAATAGTAAATTTTCTTTAGATCAAATTCATCAGATATGTAAACTTCATGTAGATGGTAAAACTACTGATGAAATTTATGATATATTGGGACTGAATAAAATTGTTATAAATGATCCTAAGGAAGAATTACGATACAAGAATGTTATTCGTAATATTAAAAGTGGAAATATTTGGTCTCAGATTAGCAAAGAATATTTTAAACCAGAAAAAAGAGCTCATACTGTACGAAATATTGATGAAAATGTGTTATCTAGAATGATTTCATCTAATATACCAAGAAACGAAATTTACAAATATTTTGGTATAAAAATGATGGAACTAAAGAAGATAGTTTATTACGACGATCTATCAATAAACGAATACTAAAAATAAATAAAATGAAAGCCATAAAAGAAAACGAAAGTATTCTTCTCAATGAAAATGAAATTAAAGAAATTATAGTATAAAACGGGGTGGCTATATGGTAACATATAGTTTTCCAATCTTAATTGTTCGGGAAACTCTGGTTAAACGTGTACTACTAAACTATGGTAGTGATATCATAGTGGCAACCAGTAATGTGGAAGGTATAGTAAAAAGGTACATGGTACAGACAATCCGCAGCTAAGACTCTGATCTTATTCAGAGTAAAGTTCATCGACTATCCTGAAATAAGCCGTGAAAGTCGGCAATAGGAGTACGACCACAATTGCCAATGGTGGTGGGTGAAAATCCCTTAAATGGAAATGGATTGCTCCACATAAAATATTGTATGTGGATGGAGATATAGTCAAGTATCCTATCGAGAGATAGGGAAGTTCATTTTCAATTCATATGAATATAATGAATTGAGTTTAGAGAACTGCACAGTGTTGCGAACTGTGTGAATATAACGGGTAACCTGGATACTCGCGAGGGTCGTGAAGCTTTACCTATTATTCAGTCAATGATTCCTTGGACTGAAAAAATATATGACATGACGGAAGAGCAGATTAAAGAATATAAATCTGCTTTCAGAGAAGATTACCACTCTTCAGAAGAGAAGAAAACTCGTGAAGTAATTGATGTATATTATATTGAATATCAATATTTCCAGTTACGTAAAGACTATAACTGGGTATTAGATCAGTTTGCATTATCTGGTGATAAGATGGCAATTCGTCGTGAAATCTTATTACAGAGACTTCGTGGTTCTAACAACTCTGCAATTAGTGCTGAAGATATTGAATATTTGATTTCTAATATGAAGAAATCAACAAATGATCTTTTGATTTGTGGAAAATGGTTATATAAACTTTACGAACATGGAGCAGGATACCAATTCGGTCGTCCTAAAGATCTTGATGAAAATATCCCGTATCTTGTTGGTATTGACCCTGCTGGCGGTGGCGGAGGAGATAACTTCTCAGTGTATATTATTAACCCATTTAACTTGAAGATTGCTGCTGAATTTAAATCTCCATATATTTCTGGACCTAATGCAGTTCGAATGTTGATTGAATTAGTTCATGAATATATTCCTAAGGCAGTATTAATTCCAGAAAAGAACTCAATGGGTATTTATTTAATTCAGATGCTATTAGAGACTGATATTAGAGATAACTTGTATTGGTCTAGAAAAGCTCAAGAATTAGAGGAATTAACATCAGAAGACGGAACACAAGAATTGAAATCATTGTCAGAACAGTATAGAAAATACGGTACATTCTTAAGCAAGAAAGTCCGTGATGCAATGTTTGAATTGTTATTCCAACATGTCGATGTATGTAAAGATATTCTTACTACTGAATACTTAGTAGATGATTTGTGTAAATTGATTAAAACATCTACTGGACGTATTGAAGCCGATAAGGGTGAACATGATGACTGTGTAATGGCATATCTACATGCCATCTATATTTATTATACTGGAGATAATCTTGAAACATTTGGTATCATTAAAGGTGATAATCCATTATATGGACCAATTCAGTTACCTGAAGAACCTCCTGCTGGAGGAATCACTTCTCAAGAAACTGCATTAGTTAATTCAGGAGGCAAAGAAGTAGTTTCATATGACGCTGAAGTTATGGATGCTTCTGCAAGAATGGAATCTCAAATTAGAACTTTATGTGATACTTTATCTTTTATGAATGATCCAATTTACTCTAGAGAAGATAGAGATTTTAATCCTTCTGATACTGTGGATCTAGGCTCATGGTTCTTTGATGATATTAATGGAACAGGAGGAAGATATTAAATGTTAAAATTTTTAGTAGAACGAGAAGATGATAATATTGAAGTATTACTTCTTCCTCACAAAGATGGATCCGGATATAGTTATATAAATACTACGAAAGGTCATATTTGTCCTTGTAAGTTTAATACAATAGAAGAAGCGTTGGATGATATGAAAAATAATCCAAAGGTAATAAGATATCTACAAATCGAGTAAGGAGGTGTAACAATAAACATGGGTATTTTATACGCAAAATCAGGAAAAATTTATTGCAACGATTATATGGAAATATATATCCCAATGGAATATTTCAACTCAGGAATTGCTGTAAACAGAGGTGCATCTATTGAAGCACTCGGTATTGTTTATACACGAGCGTTTCCTAATGGACAAGAAGGAGAGTTAAAACTCTTCAATGTTCCAGTTATTACAAATTTCATAGTATATGAATCTAAAGTAGAAAATATTAAAGTACACGGAAAGATTATTTCTGTAATGACTTTACAGTACATGAAAGATTCTTATATTATCCACCAAACATTACCTAAAGGAAGAGAAGTAGCAGGTGCATTCCTAGATAGTATGTTATCTGGTAAACTTCCTCGTACTTTAAACTATACAAAGGTGATTGACATTTGGTGGAGAAACTTGGAAATTTCTGGTGTAAGTTATAAAGTTCCATCAAAAATATATGAAATGATCATTGCAAGCATTTATCGTAATCCAAACAATATGAAAGAACGTTATGGGCAATATTATGCTCGACAATCAAAACCTAATGGTTATGATTATCAAACAGGAAATGTAAGATCTGTAGTTAAAGATCTATCAACATTTAGTGGTATGGTCTTTGAAGATATCGGTACTATGATATCAAATGGTATTAACAATTCTGCCGAAAATATTGAAGAACCTGTATCACCATTAGAGAAAATCATTCACTATTGATCATAGAAAATATAGAACCAGATTAATAATGAAGATGTCTCATTAAATTCATCAAAAAATATAGTAAAGGAGTGTACAATTATGGGTGAATCTAGCGTCCAAATTATTCCGTACTATGCACATCCTCATGTGCATACGGTAATTCTTGATGACACTTTTTACGATGAAACTACTGCTCAGCCTAGTGATACTAGCGAACTCCCTTATGCGACAGTCGTAGTTACTGGTGCTGATCAGGGTATTGACAATACTTTCGTTCGTATAAGTGATCTACCAACAAAGAAAGCTTTATTCGGTCAGGGTAACTTCCAGAAATATGGTCAGGCTTCTCTACAGGCTGATCTTTTATTCAACGGAAGTACGAACGTTTGGTTCTGCCGCGTTCTTCCTGATAATGCTACTTATGCAAACATGATTCTTCTTGCGAAATATCGTGAAGGTAATGAATTAGATGATTTAGGTCAGGAAACTGGTCTAAAACGTTTCGAAATCAAATTCGATGTTGCGTATGCTGGCAAACCTCGTTTGACTGAAGGTAGCACTGATGATATGGCAATTCTTGAAGTTGCTAATTCTCTTGCAAGTGAAGTACCTGATGCTCAGACTGGTTATATGACATTACCTCTTGCTTACGTTCGTTCTGTCGGTCGTGGTAAATATGGTAATAAATATGCTATGTGTTTCCGTAGAGACACTGATGCAGAAAAAGAATATGAGATGAAGATGTATAAGTGGTCTTTGATTACTAATACAGCTGGTGTATCTCGTGTATCCAATATCTTCTCTGGTTCTTTATATCAGACAACTCGTTTCAATATGTCTACTTTAATTAGTGACGTATTAGATCAGTTTGCTACTGGTAGCTGTCCTGTATATATTTATCCTTTCGAAGATAATTATCTGAAACTTTATGACTTCTATAAGAAGATTGTAGAATCTAACCAGACTTACTTGGCTCAGAATGCTTCTACTGATGATCAGTTAGCTGATCTTGAAATTGCTATGGCAATTAGTGAAGAAACTTTCGATCCTATGTTTGGTACTGTATTGAATACTCGTTCTAACGAGATTATTCCTTACTACAGAAACTACACAATGAAGAGCACTGGTCCTTATGTTGCTCCTGATATGGAAGTTGCAAATGCATCTATGATGCCTCAGAATCTATCCGATTGGGCTACTGCAACTGTAGGTGCTTCTGTACTTGTACTTGCAGATGAAAACAATGGTGGATATCGTTGGCGTTATACTGTATCTCATATTGATACTGATGCAGGAAACATTACATACGATGAAGGTGTAGAAGCTGCTGCTGATGACGATCAGTACGATGGTATTGATATCACTAATTCTAGAGGTATCATGTTTACTGGCGGTCATGATGGTGATTTCGAAGAGATTACTGTTGATGGAGTAACTCGTGCTCCTACTGCTGCAGAAATGAAACTATTACTCTCTCGTGAATATGTTTCTGCATTCCGTGGATATAAGGATCGTAAGATCTTAAGTCCTGCAAGAGTAAACCTTGATTTCATGTTCGATGCTAACTATAATATGACTTCTGAAGGTGACTTGACACTTGATGATTCTATCCAGAATCTATATAGTAATAGTACTGTCCTGACAGATGCAGATTATCAGCAGTTAGCAATTACTGCAAGTTCTGGTGCCATTGATGTTACTGATATTAACGTTAAACGTGCTATGTACGATCTTAACGAATTCAGAAACCGCAATGGTATGACTATTGCAGAAGACATGGGTGCTGGTTGTTCTTTATATCTTGACTGTGGTAATGTAGGTATTAAGAATGTTAATGCTTCTACTGAGTTGATGGATATCATTGAAATGTTTAGTGAGTTCACTGGACGTGCAACTTCTATCGACTTGGGTTGTTATGATATTTTTGATCCTTATACTGGCAGACGAGTTAAAGTTACAACTTCTTACTTCATTGCTAAAGAATTGATCAATCATATCATCCATGAAGGTTTGAACAAACCTTTCGTATATGGTCTTGCTCAGTTAACTTGCGTTCAGAAGAATAATGCACTTACTGCAGCTAACTCTATGATTCGTGATACCTTCCAACCTGATATTGATCTTATCGACTGGGATGTTAAGGAACTTCTGTTCACAAATCGTTTCAATTACTACTTAACTCGTGAAGAGGGTAGAATTGTTCAGCGTGCTGTTCAGAATACTCGTCAGCTTGATGCTTCTGCATTGCTTGAAGAGAATAACGTTCGTGTTCTTAACAGACTTAAGAAAGGTCTTGAACAGGCTAACCGCAATTATCTGTACAACTGGAATGAACCTGAAGCTCGTAAGGGTTATACTGATGCTCAGATGGCGATTTATCGTCCTTGGATTGGTACAATGGTTCAGGATATCAACATTGAGTTCAAAGCTAATGAGTGGGAGCAGGAACGCATGATTATGCACTGCTACTGTGTAGTTAAATTCCGTGATATTATTAAGAGAATCATTCTTGAAATTAATATCCAGAGACCTGATTATTCTGATGGAGGTGAAAGTTAATGGCTCTTAAAAATGTAATCACCAGTCAGACCGGAGGTCGTCAGTTTGATGCTCCTGACTTCACCAAATACTCTATGTTCGTTGGTGGTACTAATGCAACTCATCATGCATTACGTAACTATTCTCCAATGCTCAATGGTTTCGGTCGATTATTTATGGTACGTCCTCCTTTAGCAATCGCTAAAATGTTTGCTGGTGGAGATGACTTGTATAACACAAACTCTTTGTTCATTCAATTTAAGCACATGCTTGAATATATGAATAGATCTGTTACTGGTTTCCAGGAGAAAACAATTGAAAATGCATCTACACCTATTCAGGGTGGTTTTGCAGGTCGCCAGTTCTTTACTCCTACAGTAACTAAAGAAACAACCAATGAAATTACTATTGGTTTGTATGAAATGGTGGGTGCACCTGTATTCACTGTTATTGATGGTTGGATGAACGCCATCGGTGATGAGAACAGTGGTCTTGCTACTTATGGTGGCTGGATTTCAGGTGGTACTGACGCAGATGGTAAAGAGAAACGTTTGTATGCACGTAATGGTGAAAGTACAGATGGTATTGCATTCAATGAAGCAAATCATACTGCAGAATTCATCTATATCATGCATGATCGTTCCGGTGCTCAAGTTGAACGTGCTGTATTACTTGCAGACTGTTATCCTAAGGGAATTAATCAGGGAGCAATCCTTGATATGGCTCAGGGCGGAACTCATGATAACGTAACTTATGACGTTACTTTCAACTGCGTTGTGTACAGATCTCCTATCATCACAGCAATTGCAAATGACTTGTTAAAACAGTATCGTATTGTATCTAACTCACTGAACTTCAACCCTGAACTTGGTGATGCTGTATATGCAAACGGTAATGCTAACTTGTTTAATAGGTCTCTTGGTGCTGTTCCGGTTGATAGTGCAACTGGTACTAATATCGGTAACGTTCCTGTATTTACTACCACTACTGCACCTGTTACTAAGAACATTGGTCTCAAGAGTATGGTTGATGGCAAACTTGCTGGTCAGCCAGGAAGATCTGCTGGAACTTCTTGGGATGGTTTTGCACAGGAATAATCCCATAACGGTTTACTACCACTTCCTTTCCTTAAATATATACAGATACAATCCAGAGGGAATTCCCTCTGGATTGTATCATTTTTTGTCCAAATAAATATTTATATATTCTGCCCTTAACAATTAAGACAACAATGTTTAATTCACTCACCGTCTTAATTTATTAACACTCAACACAGAAAAGGAGGATATAAAATGGTTAGAGAAAAGTATAACCTCATCCAAGAACTGCAACGAAAAAATGAAGAGCTCAAAGGGAAAAAGAAATTAGCATTAACAGGTCAAGGTGATTTCTATGGAGGTAACAATGTAATGCGTAGTACGATGAACATTAAACATCATACGCAACATCTTACATTAGATAATCCAGAGTTTCCATTCCTGTATGATGGTAAAGAAAATATTACCGGTGAACATTCTTCAT